ACTTCAGTAGGTATTTGTGTTGTTTCTTTTGCTTGAAATTGTGCTAAAATTTCTCTAAAATGATTTATTCTTTTATAAGCATAAAAACATACCTCTTTTGGTGGTTCTTTATATGATGGTTTTTCATTTTCAATTAATAATTCCAATGCTATCGAACAGTTATTACATACAACTATTCCTTCAATATCAATGGGTATTAATTCCCCTTTATTACAAACTCTACATATAGATGTCTCAACAATATACTTGTTTATGTCAACATAATTGCACTCAATGTTTGATAAGTATTTTACAATATTTGTATCTATCTCATTTTTATCATTTTCTTTATCTTTATTGATATAAAAAAATTTATTTAGGAGTTTTTTTGTATTTTTATCTTCAACAATTTCTTTTTTTGATTCAAAATAATTGAAAAGATATTTTGAATTTTTTAAATAATAGTTATTATTTGTTTTTTTTAATACTTTTACTTTTTTTTTAATTGACTGTATTTTATCTTTAATATTTAAAATATTATCAATATTTTTTTCCTTTTTTATTTGTATCTTTAGTAATTCTATTTCTTTTTCAAACTTTGGTATTATTTGTATTTTATTATTTTCAATTTCTTTAATGATTTTATTATGTTTGTCATCTATTGTCTCGGTTTGTTCTGTAATTTTTTTTTTATTTTTTTTTTTTAAAATCATTTATAATAGTTTATATACTTTTTGTTTTATGTATATTAAACTATTAATTCATTAATAATTAATTATATATGTTAATAACGTTAAATTAACTTTTTTGCTTTTCTTATAATATTTTAATATGAGTAATTTAATAACATTAAATAATCAAGATAATATTGATTTTAATAATTTAAATAAACTTACACGTCAAAAAATGATATTTATATATAATTCAATAGAAAATGGATGGAGTATTACAAAATGCGATGATAAATATATATTTACTAAAAAACATCATAATAATCCAGACGTAATAACAGAACAATTTGTTAAAACATTTATTGAACAAAATATCTATGTTAATTGCGATTAAATTAAATAACATAATTTTTTTTTCTTTAGCAATATTATAAAACTATGGGAGGTGGATTAATGCAACTTGTAGCTTATGGCGCTCAGGACGTCTATCTTACTGGCAATCCACAGATTACTTTCTGGAAAGTAACTTATCGCAGACATTCCAACTTTTCTATGGAATCTATTGAACAGACTTTCAACGGTCAGGCTGATTTTGGGCGCCGGGTAACTTGCACTATTAGTCGCAATGGTGACCTCGCTTACCGTACCTATCTCCAGGTTACTCTTCCTGAAATCACCGGTGGTGGCACTGATGAAA